ATACCCAAGCAAGCAATGCAGCTCTTTAGTTCCCTATAGTTTCACGGTTGCCGTAGCAATACCCAATACCCAGGTATGTAAGATGTGCTTTATATAGCGTCAGGTTTCAGAAGCAGCAGATAGATAGCTCATTCATTTCATAGGTGGTATATGGGTATAAATACAAAAATAGTTGTACATTTAACAAACCCATGTGTACGGAGTTTGTACAGGATATGCACAGCTAGGTAACGGTTTATTGAACATGTGAGAAAACGGAATACAATAGTTCAATAGACTATTATGTTTTTTGTTTTTAATATAGGTGAAATATAAGATATGGAGATTTTAACTGCGAAAGGGTTCAGAAAATTCAATGGATTCTCTACAAAACAAGCAAAATGTATTAGAATTAGATATACAGATGATTTTAATAATACATTTGAATTGGAAGGGAGTGAAGATCATAGAGTAAAGATTGAGCTAATGGTCAATGGGATAAAAAGCGTTATATGGCGTGAGTTGAAAGATTTAGATATAGGGGATAAACTGTATAATGAGAGTGGGAATTTTATTGTACGAGAATTGTTTGATATAGGGGAAAATACGGTATATACCCCTGTAGATGTAGATGGACTGGAGTATTTGACAGATAATGTAAGTTCGCACAACTGTAAGTTTGCTGGTTCTAGTGATACTTTGATAGATGGTGACATTATTGATGGATTGACGAGTTTGGATCCTGTTGGCTACAAATACGGCTATGATATGAATATCTACGAGGAGCCCGTTGAGAATGCGATGTATGTGATGGGAGTGGATAGCGCTATGGGTAATGCAGGTGACTATTCAGTAGTTCAGGTGATACGAGTATTTGGAAGGGATAAGTATAGACAGGTTGCTGTATATCGTAGAAATACAATACGAGCGGAGGACTTTGCTGAAGTTGTTCATAGCATTAGTGAATGGTACAATAACGCGCTGTATGTCATTGAGAATAATGATATTGGTAGAAGTGTCGCTGATGCTTTGTACTACGACATTGGTGATGGGAATATGGTAAGTACGGACAGACACGGGAACTTGGGTACACGAGCTGATAGAAATACGAAAATTGATGCGTGTAAAATTTTGAAAACAATGATTGAGAAGGGGCACTTGACATTGGTTGACGGTGATACTATTGACGAGCTTTCTAGATTTGAAGAAGTATCACCAATGGTATACAAAGGCGCCGCAGGTAAGCATGACGACCTTGTTAGTGCTTTGTACTGGGCTGCTTACTGTCTTACTCAGCCGGAGGTTGATCTTGATGGCTTGAAGGCCGTTGAGGCGAAAAGATACGATGACGCTTTGCCGCCGCCGATGTACGCTGACTTTGGTGGTGCTAATCCGTTCGGCGCTGGCATTACGGATCAGAACTTCTGGGCTGGACTGAACTAACGGAAATAGCAAATAGCAATATATACATTTGTTTGAAGTGAGGTTATAAATGGCATTTGCCGATCATATGAAAAGACATCTGAATCCACCGAAAAGTATTTCAGATGATAATGAATGGTATTTGAAGGCGACAACGGAAGCGCTGAACGAATGGATGATGGAACTTGAGACAGCGCTTATGGTGCCTAGCTTATCAGTCAATGGTAGCTGTATTACGCCTGTCGGTGTCACTATTCCATATACAGTGCCTTCTGCTGGTTACTTTGTTCCGAAGATGCTTCGTTTTACTTTGCTGGAAGTAAAAGGTGCTATGTGGTGCGGTGACGCTGAAAAGAGCTTCGAGAACTTGTTTGATTTGGTAGGGACGAAGATAGCGATGAACTTTAGTAAAGTAATTGCTGTTCCTGCATTGATTGGTGGGCAGGGGATTCCAGCCTTGGTTACGTCGCATTTTAAGCTGGCTGGAAGCGCATTAGTTGCGTGGGCCAAGGCAACGGGTGCGCCTATGAAAGAAGATCCTGAAACCGCCACTATCACGCCTGAATCTTTCCTAGAACAAGAAAGCACTTTATTGTTGAATGCAGTAAAGTCAATACCGCCGGTGCCAACACCAGCGATAGGTGACCCAATCCCAGCAACACCAGTAGCCTGTCCCGGAGGTATCTTCGTTGGGACAATAGGAGTGAACTTTGCTAACGCAAGATAGTAAATACAATTATATGAAGATCGAGTTAGAAGATCTTCCAAGCAGAGGTTTAGCATATCCTGAAGGCACAGTTATAAAAGGGCGCTTTTTAACTATTCAAGATGTTAAGTTTTTGGCACTATTGAATGAATACACGGCGACATCAGTTATCAATGAAATACTTGACCGTTGCTTTTACATGACATTTCCGTTTGAAGATTTGCTTTTATGCGATAGACTTTATTTAGCGTTCTGGCTACGAGCAAACTCCTTTATGAAAGAAAATGGATATACATTCAACATCAAGTGCCAGAACTGTGGGTCTACTTTTACGCAGAAACTGTTGCTAGACGATATTCCAGTATTGCAGCTACAGTCTGTGCCAACAGAAGTTATATTACCAAAGAGCAGACATGTGCTGTCTTTAAAGATGCCAACGATTAAGGATTTGAATACGGTTTATGAAGACTGTGACATTGAGTACATTGCTCGTATGTTATGCGTTGAGAATCCAGTTGATTATGTGTTAAATCTTAACGCTTATGATTACGCTTACTTGTCAGCGATTTGCAGTCAATATAATGCAGGGTTTAATTTGACATTTGATTTCCCATGTAAGAACTGCGGCAAAATGAATCACCTGCAGCTGGTATTAACTGATGATGGCCTTTTCGGTCAGATGAACATCAGAAATATCATTAATGTTGTGCTGCGTGTAACAAAGTATGTAGGCTGCTATATTCCTGATACAACGCCGTGGCCTGAACTTGAAATGATTCAAGATGTTACTAATGCTATGGTTAAAGAAGAAAACGAAGAAATTCAGAAGCAGGAAGCAAAAGCAAAAGCACAGCAAGCTTCAATGCAGTCAAAGTATTCGTCCAAGTATCATACTCATTAACATAACCACTTCGGAAAAAAAAATCATGGGATCTGTACAAGATCCCATTTTTTGTTATATTTTAAACATGAAAAATTAGGAGAAATATATCATGGCTGATTATGTAAATAATGCTAGACTTAGGGAGGTTATAAATCTATACAATAACCTTAACATAAACGATAAAGGTGACTGGTGTGCAGCGTACTTGCAGCGCTTGAGCAACAAACATTCAAACCAAAAGGTAACGGATGAAAAGTTCAAGCTTGGTAAAGAGTTCATTGTCAATAAAGTTAAAACCATTGAAGCTCTTCAACAGCGATATGCAGCTTTTACCCCTGAAGAACGCCGCAAGTTTGATTTGGAGTTTGAAAAGATTAAGAATGAAATGTGCGAATACTTCTTGCTGATTATTAACGGCCGTATCAATTCATTTAAGCTAAGAACATCATTACGCAATCCAGAAGATCTTGATGATATTATTCAGGACGCTCTTATCTGTATTTTGAATTACATTAACCGTTATGACGAATCTCGTGGAACAAGTGCTTTTGCTTTTGTCACCCAGCTTGCTACAAACAGTATCATCTTGAGCTTGAACCAAATCCGCGAAAATGAAAAAAGAATGGTCAGTGGCCTTGACTACTTTGACAACATCAATACGATTGATGATCCTACAGACGGTCTTTCAGGAATCTCTAGATTCCTTGAATAAATAACTTATACATTTAGGAGTTTTATGTTACAAGAAAAACAAGTAGAATTAGGTCTTTTTGAAATTCAGAAAGCTTACAAGTATTTTAGAGATAATCTTGATAGCGAAAAGTTCACTGCTGAATTTGCATTGTTAGTCTATAATAATGTTATTATGCTTGGGCAGCCGTTTAATCAGATTGAAGAAGGCTTGTATAACGAGCAAAATGATGCGCAGTATGTTGATTACTGTCAGCGCATGAAGAAGCTTGTTATGCAATACATTGACCGTGATGAACAGGGTAATCCAAAGTTTGATGAAAACCAACAGCCAAAGATCACTGAAATGGCTGTTGAATATCAAAAAGCAGCAGATGCACTTGACGCACAGTTCACTGATCTAAACGACCGTATGATGAAGAAAGATGAAAATAATTATAACTTCCTTAAACAGAAGGTTAAAGTAAAGATCATCGGTATGGACATCGCGGATATTCCAGACGGTATTCCGCCAAGCATTGTTGGTATTATTACAAAACCAGCGGTTTAAACATTTCACAAAGAAAATAAAAGCTAGGATTTTGACCTAGCTTTTTTGTTTTAACCAACACGGTGCATCGAGTGTCCTGATTTACCAGTAAGACGCCCGCGTCTATCAACCGCCATGCGTTCACCAGCGTGCTTACCTTCTTTAATGGTCCATTCTTTATACAATACTTTTTTAACTGATGAATCAGCCATCATCTTATTAACAAACGCATCAGAGAGCTGACCATTATTTTTCTTAAGTTCATCAAGAACTTCAGATTTATGATTGTTCATATATCGTCCAAGCGTTGCTGAAGAACCACCGGCACCATATTCAATATGAGCAAGTCCACCCAGTGTTGTTTTGTCCATTGCTGCAAGAATTTCTTTATCGTATGATTTTTCCATCTTAGTAGCAATGTTACCCATTGACGCAGCGGTTACCATATCAGTCGTTGCTTTATCCATTTTCCACGCAGTTTGTGAACTGTTTGCATGACCGTATGCTTTTACCTTTTGTGATAGCTCTTCCATAGTTCCAGTTAATGAAACCTTCTTACCATCAATAGTTGCTTCAATAGTAAACTTTTTATTTTTCAGACCAAGGTTTTCAAGATATTTTTGTGTATTACCCATACCAAAGTTTAGTTTCTGTTTACCGCCGTCATATGAATTGAAGTACACCATATCAATGCGACCTTCAGTTCTATTAGCACCATTCGTACCGGTAAATTCAGCTTTAGCTGCGTCCATAAGTGCTGAATGAGTAACACCTTTCGCGCCAACGCCACCTGTTGCTGGAATTTGTTTGCCTGGCGGAGTTCCACCTGCAGAACCGCCGCCTGGGCCACCTTGTGCTTCGCGTTTAGCAGCTTTATCAGCTTCTCTTTCAGCAGTACGTGTTGCCAAATCGCTATTAAAATCAGCGTTCCAACTTTCTAGCACTTGTATAGCAGGAGATGGCGCGGATGTTTCAGCTTCATGCTGTAATGTAGAAAATACATTATCAGGTATGCCAGCGTCTTGAACTTGTTTACCAGCTACAATCTTTGTACTTGACTCCCAAGGTTTTTCACTCATCACTGCAAAAGTAGCAGAAATGGTTACGATTGATACGCCACCCATTCTTGAAAAGGCGCCTTCTTCATAGTTTGATAATATGCATGAGTAAAGCATTGCTCGTACTGGTGAGTTCATGCGTTCGTCAAATTCAGTAACACCAATTTGAACGACATACGGCAAACCAAAACGCTGTTGTGCAATTATTTCGTCAAAGAACTTAGTAACTTGCATGTCATCAGTTTCTTCAAATGTAATGTCAATGGTTTTAGCCGAAGGATCTACTATAGGTACAGTTCTATAACCATTACCAAAATAAAATGCGCCGGTTGTTGTATCAACTTCAGGTGCATTTACTTTTATGCTTGAAACATAATAGCCTAATTTATTTGAGTCAACTGATTTGTCTGTGAAGAAGTTCACGACAAAACGAAATGGTAGATGCGGTCTAAAGCGAAAGAATTGTCCACAAGATATCATTTAACAACTCCATCATCAGGATCATCAGGTACCGATTTGATAAACTTACTAAATACAAATGATAGTGACCACTTTGTGATAGATTCATCGCTGTATGAAAGCTCATAAGGTGTGTATTTTGTTAAGTATAGGTCAAAGAATTCATACTTATAAACAACTTTGTTCAAACGATTGTTTAAAATGTAAATCGTGACTTTATCAAAGTCAGGTTTCTTTGTACTGTAAACACCTTTCAAATGATTATAGCCAGATGAATCGTAATCGGCGTAATTGGTAAATCCTCGTCCGTTTGTGAAACCGCCCTGAGCAATTTTCCAAAAGAAACTTTGACACGCTGTTTTTAATGTTTCGCCGCCGCTGGTCATTGAAGTATATCCTTCAAACAGTTCAACCGTTAGTTCCTGTAGCATATCAATTTTAGGTATAAGAACTTTATGAGAGGTGTTGCCAAACTTATGCACCTCTTCATTCCATTCTGCAACTTTTGGTATAGAAAAACCAGCGCATCTAAATGATTCATTTCCATCAAATTCAACAATGAAAGAATCAGATAGCTTTACTGATTTATTCGCGAACCAATTTTGTATACTTACCGAACCAGCCATATAAAGTATTTATACCCTAACTTGCTGTTGTGTTGAATGTAATGCACCGCAGATGAAGCAGCTTGGCGTGTTGCATACAAACTGTTTAGCCTGTGCTGATCCAATATCAATCATTCCTTTTGCATCAGCGGTAATGCTTCCACCGGCATAGGCACTGAGGTTTCCTGATACATTTATGTTGCAGTCACCATTAACTTGTATATCCATTTTTGGACTGTTATCAGTACCGTTCTGGAATGTTACATTTCCTTTATCATCAATCATAAACATTGTGCCAGTTCTGTGAGTAAATACAAGTGTGCCGTCTTTACGATTAAGTGTTAGGAAATCGCCGCCATCAGTTTCAAGCAAAACCATTTTGTGCGGATAGTCTGCGTTGTTCTTTCTATCAGTATAGTCTGATTCTGAGTTATAGGCATTGAATGCAACGGAGTCAAAAAATGGACGCTGTACATCACCTTTATCAAAATAGCCGCGAACCATTGTGTCAAGCTCAGGTATGATTTGCCCACCACATTTGCTGCCCATGTATTGAATGTCAGGGCATGCCCAAGGCAGCATTTCATTTGGAATGGAATCATAGAAGCCAATGACCTTAATTTGGCATCGTCCAAGTTTTTCAGGGTCATCATTGTTTACAACCTTACCAGTCCAGCGCGTTAATTCTGGAACAGTCTTTTGATGATTAACAAGATCATCAACGATTGGTTTTGGGTCGCTATTTAAAATTGCTTTGTATTGGTCTACATCAGTCATTTAAAACACCTCACATTATTTACCGAAGTAACCATCATTCACAAATGTAATGCTTTGTGTATACGGTTTTTTCTTCATGTATTTATGAACAATTTCAGCCACACAATATGGACCTGAATGAATACCATCAATTTTGTTATTTACTGACGATGAAAAGTCAACATCTACAACATCACCTAGTTCAGGACGATATGCAGATTTATCATATAAGGAACCCTGTCTAGAAGTATCAACTGCAACGTTAACAAAATTGGTAAAGAATGAACGACGAACCATTTCATTGTGTTTAGGCGCGATGTTATAGTGTGTATGTAATTCATCAAACCACATACCGCCGTCCTGATGAATGGTAACATTATCCATTTCGGATGCTTGCTTGTTGTTTACATTGGCAATGAATGTCTTATCCACTGAATATGATTTCTCACGCCAACCTTCACTTCTATCTTTTGTGCCGTGTGTATCTGTACCTATACCAGCATTGACAACACCAGCTATACCGTTCACGCCCCATCTTGGCATTTCCTTTTCATCAATGCCAAGTTTATTATACGGGTTCATCAGCGAATACTTAAGTGTGTAACCGCCGCGGTTTAGAATAGGTCCGCCGGCATTTAAACATTTTGCCTGACTGAATAAAATCGTTGGTGATTTCTTCGGTGCACCTGCACTTGCGTTTGATGCCATGTCAGCAAAAGTAACACCTGTGGCATTTTCACATAAGTTTTTGATTGATGTATAATGCAATGTTCCAAACACGTCTGTATAAATTATTGGCGCATTTCCTTCGCCCACCCAAGCATGGTCAATGATTCGTTCAATGAATGCACCTCGTGTTTCATTTGCGTTTAACCAATATGATTTATCATCAGGTTCGCAATCACAAACAAGTCCTAGCCCAGCTTCAGTTGCCAT